CAGTTCAGAAAAACTAAATACCGGCATAGAAGCAATCGATAGTATTGAAAAGAAAAACAGTATCGTTATGGAGACGTATGGTCTCCTTACAAACGATGGATTTGTTATCGTAGATCAAGATGGATTTGAAATCATCCAATCTAATTACAATTTTGAAACACAAGCCGGCGATTCGTACGAGGATAATACTGAGTTCCAACTTGAGGGTGAATCAATCCTCGATTGGTCACAGATCGATCCATTCAGTGAAGGTATAGTGTAATGTTTGGTAGTACATTTCATCATAATACATTAAGAAAATATGTAATTCTTTTTGGAACAGTTTTTAATAACATCTATGTCACTCGTCAGAATACTGTCGGCGAAACAGTCCAGACGCTTAAGGTTCCACTGTCATATGGTCCAAAAGAAAAGTTCTTAGCTCGTCTGGAAGGCAACCCGGATCTAGACAACAAGATTGCTATCACAGTTCCACGTATCTCATTCGAGATGACAACATTTCAGTATGACGGTGAACGCAAACTCAATACACTGAATCGTAAGGTAAAGAATAATAAGAGTCTATACCAACCAGTTCCTTATAATATCTCCTTCCAGATGTCAATCATCGTTAAGAATGCCGAGGATGGAACGAAGATCGTAGAACAGATCCTTCCATACTTCACTCCAGAGTGGACTGCATCTGTGCACCTTATTCCAAGTATGGAAGACGACCCATGGGATATTCCTATTATTCTCAACAATATCTCCAGTGAGGATACTTACGAGGGCAACTTTGATACTCGCCGCGCCATTATCTGGACGTTAGACTTTACCATAAAAGGATATCTGTTCGGACCGGATAAGAAGATCGGCTCAGGAGATGGAACAGACGGCGGTATTATCAAGTATATCGATGTGAATATCAGACCGACTGCAAATGTAACAACTGCCAATACAACAAACACGGCCACAACTGAAATAGTTCATGTCTTTCCTGGGTTAACAGCAAATGGGCAGCCTACATCCAACGCTGCATTATCTATTGATTGGGCTCTAATTAATGCAGATGATAACTATGGATTTATTCATGAGTTCGAAAGTAATGTATAATGAAAAAGTTAAATGACATTTTAAATATTCAACCAGATAGTAACAGACAGTTTCTTCCAATGGTACATGATAAACCAACAGACTCTACAGTGCAAGATGATTTTGACTATGCACGTGAGAATTTAATGGATGTAATTGGTAAAGGCCAAGAGGCATTATTTGATCTGATGGACGTTGCAAGGCAATCACAGCATCCAAGGGCATATGAAGTTCTATCTACTCTGATGAATACCATGGTCGGTGCTAGCAAAGATCTTCTGGAGTTGCAGGCCAAGAAAAAGAAACTTATGGATTCAGATCCTGCTGCTAATACTCAGCAGGTGACCAATAATCTATTTGTAGGGTCAACTATGGAACTACAACAGATGCTGGATCAAAGAAAAAATAAGAACGATTGATGTTTGAATCTATTAGAAAAGCTTTTGATAAGGGTTATAACGGCAACCCGTTACTTAAAAAAGCCAGGAAGAAGATTGAATGGACGGCTGATCAGGTTGAAGAATGGCTTAAATGTGCTGAGGATCCAATCTACTTTGCCGAACGTTATATCAAGATTGTTCACGTTGATCACGGTCTAATAAAGATAAAGCTTTATGATTATCAAAAAGAAATCATTGATAAACTAACTAACAATCGTCGCGTTACCGTTGTCACGAGTCGTCAGGCTGGTAAGACTACTACGGCTGCTGCAATCATCCTCCACTATATCCTATTCAATGAACACAAGACTGTAGCACTTCTTGCCAATAAAGGTGACGCTGCTCGAGAGATCTTGGATCGTGTAAAGTTATCGTACGAATCGCTTCCTGACTGGCTTCAGCAGGGTGTTGTGGAGTGGAACAAGGGATCGATTGAACTAGAGAATGGCTGTAAGGTTCTTGCTGCTGCAACCAGTTCATCTGCTATTCGCGGTAAGTCTATCTCGCTGCTGTACATCGATGAAGCTGCGTTCGTTGAGAACTGGGATGAGTTCTTCGCATCTGTTTTCCCAACCATCTCATCCGGTGAAACAACTAAGATTCTGTTCACATCTACTCCGAATGGTTTAAACCATTTCTACAAGACGTGCAATGGTGCCAAGGAAGGTACCAATGGTTATCAATATGTCGAGGTTCCTTGGCAGATGGTTCCTGGCCGCAATGATGCATGGAAACAAGAAACACTTGGAGCCATGGACTTTGACTACGAGAAGTTTGCACAGGAATTTGAATGTGCATGGCTCGGTTCATCTGGTACACTGATCTCTGGTGCTGTACTTAAGACACTGACTGCGCAACGTCCACTGTTATCAGTCAATGGGTTGACAACATACTTCCTTCCTGAGAAGGAACATCGGTATGTCATGACGTGTGATGTCTCGCATGGTAAAGGTCTTGACTACTCTGCATTCCAGGTAATTGATGTCACTCAGATGCCGTACAATCAAGTATGCGTATACAAGAGTAACGTGACTCCCCCTGCAGAGTATACTCAGACCATTCATCAAACATCATTACAATACAATAATGCTGTGATCCTTGTCGAAATTAATGACATCGGATTGACGGTTGCTGATGCCCTCTACATCGACTACGAGTCTGATAACCTGATCTTTACCGAGAAGGCAGGTCCTAAGGGCAAAAGAATCTCTGCTGGTTTTAATAAGAACGCTGAACGTGGATTAAAACAAACTGCAGTTACTAAGACGGTTGGTTGTTCGTTGCTTAAGTTATTAATCGAACAATACCAGTTAGTCATTAATGATCATGATACTATATACGAACTATCTAGATTCTCTAAGAAGAATTCTTCATATGAAGCAGAGTCTGGTGCTCACGACGATCTTGTTATGGCCTTGGTATTGTTTGCTTGGATGTCTAATCAACAATACTTTAAGGACTTTACAGATATTAATACATTATTAAGACTTAGAAACAGAACAGATGAGGATCTTGACAACGAGATGTTTTCATTCTTTATGGATAATGGTCGTGAATTGATTGAACCGGATGCAACCGAGATTGTTGATCTTACTCAAACGTGGAATCCTGATTTCAAGGGCCTGTTTGCGTAATCTGGTCATATTATAAATAAAAGCAAAAGTACTGGTTAAACACCTTCGATAGGGAGAGATTACAATGGCGTTTCAAGTCAGCCCTGGAATTAACGTTTCCGAGATTGATCTTACAACAACCGTACCGGCTTTAGCAACCACTGTTGGTGCTATTGGCGGTGTGTTTCGTTGGGGACCAATCGGAAAGTTCATTCTAGTAGATTCGGAAAATACTCTGGCGGCCCGTTATGGCAAGCCAACTTCAGACAACTACGAAACATTCTTCACTGCGGCTAACTTCCTTGCTTATGGTAACGCACTTTATGTTTCACGCGCTGCTGTAACAACTGGGTTTTCAAACACGGTTGCCGCGGCGTCTGCTAATTTAACTGCAACTACCGCTGTTACTCTTGTAGGTAATACATACGGTGTTGCTGCAGGTCAGGCAGTATTTGGTGCTGGTATCCCAGATGATACCTATGTTTCTACTGCTACAATCGCTGCTGGAAACACAAACCTAGTTCTTACCAAAGCTGCAACATCCGATGTTGATGCACAACTCAACTTCTATGCAAATACACTTGCACTGAACGCAGTTGCTAATAGTGGCGTAGTTGCTCTTGCAAGTAATATCGTAAAGAATGCTGATGACTTTGAAAACAAGGGTCCATCGAACGCTACATTTGTAAATACACAGTTTGTAGCTCGTTATCCTGGTGATCTTGGTAACTCACTTCGCGTGTCGATGTGCTCTTCTCCAAATCAGTATAGTCGTGCTATTAATATGCTCAGCAATACAAGCGTTGGTGTTGCAACAAAGCTAAATCAGCTTACATCGGCTGATATTAGCATTGTAGTTAATTCTTCTACAGCTAACGTCGTTCTTAATTGGATCGAACCTGGTATCGGTGGTGGTAACCTTACCTTTGCTGAAGCCAAGGCCGCTGCAAATACAATTCTACAATCACTATCAGTTGGTGACTATGTTGAACTTGGAAATAGCACTGTCGGCACACAGACTCTTAAGATTAAGTCGCTTCCAACTGTAACATCTGAATCTGGTGTTCAGTATGCATTCTTCCCAATTACTTTCGAAGATACATGGAATCGCGCTTCTAACTTTAGCTCGAATACAGTCTCACGCAAGTGGGAATTCTTCAACACTGTTGCAACTGCTCCGGGTACATCACAATATCTATCAGATCGTGGTCTAACTACAGTCGATCAGGTAAGTGTTGTAGTTGTAGATGAAGATGGTAAGTTCACTGGCACACCAGGGACGGTCCTTGAAGTTTACGAAGATCTATCTCGCGCAACTGATGCTATCGGCGAAGATGGTACAACTACATTCTTTAAGACGGTTATCAACGATAACTCACGTTATGTGTGGTCTACCAATGATCGTGCTGAAGCTGCATCTGATCTTGCAGCTAGCCTTTCTAATTCAACAACAACAATTCCATATTACAAGTCATTCATTGGTGGTCGTGATGGTGTAACAGAAAGCACAGCAACAGTTGCTTCGCTTGCATCTGCTTATGATTTGTTCGCCGATTCTTCATCGGTTGATGTATCTCTGCTGATGACTGGTAAAGCAATGGGTGCATCTAATGGTGCTCAGTTAGCTAACTATCTGATCGACAATATCGCCGACGTCCGCAAGGATTGTGTGGTATTTGTATCGCCTGATAAGGCTGATGTTGTTGGTGCTTCTGCAGAAGGATCGCAGGCTTCTAATATTGTGATATTCCGCCAGAGTGTACGTAACAGTTCATATGCATTCATTGATTCGGGTTATAAGTATCAGTACGATAGATACAATGATGTTTATCGTTATGTACCACTTAATGGTGATGTTGCAGGTCTAACTGCTCGCTCAGATAATCTTCGCGACCCATGGTTCTCGCCTGCTGGTTATAATCGTGGTCAGATCAAGAACCTTGTCAAGCTAGCCTACAGCCCAAGCAAGACAGATCGCGATCTTCTGTACAAGAATGATATCAATCCTGTGATTACGCAGCCAGGCCAAGGAACAATTCTGTTCGGTGATAAGACTGCTTTGGGTCGTCCAAGTGCATTCGATCGTATCAACGTACGCCGTCTCTTTATCACTCTCGAAAAAACAATTGCCACTGCTGCAAATCAGATGCTATTTGAGTTCAATGATGAATTTACAAGAGCACAATTCCTGAATCTGATCGAGCCATTCCTCCGTGATATCCAAGGCCGCCGTGGTATCACTGACTTCCGCGTTGTTTGCGATGAAACAAATAACACTGCAGAAGTTATTGACACTAATCGCTTTGTTGGTGACATTTACATCAAGCCTGCTAAGAGCATCAACTTCATCCAGTTGAACTTTGTTGCTGTAAGGTCTGGTGTAGAGTTCAATGAAGTCGTTGGCCAGTTCTAATAAATAAAAGAAACTAGGAGAAAAGAAAATGGCTTTTAATATCAATGAAATGAGAAGCCAACTCGTCTACGGCGGTGCACGTCAGAATCTCTTCCAGGTACGCATTAGCAACCCTGCAAATAACTCTGGTGATCTTAAGACACCATTTATGGTTCAAGCTGCACAAATTCCGGAATCACAAGTTGGCGTAATTCCAGTGTTTTACTTCGGTCGTCAGATGAAGCTGGCCGGTGATAGAACATTCGGCGATTGGACAGTAACAGTACTGAATGACGAAGATTTCCTTATCAGAAATGCTATGGAAGAATGGTCAAACAGAATCAATCGTTTTGAAGCTAATATTCGTGACATCGGGCGCTACAAGTCAAATGCTACTGTAATCCAGTATGCAAAGGATGGATCAGCGATTCGTGAATACAGATTTGATGGAATCTTCCCAAGTGTTATCTCACCAATTGAACTTGATTGGGCGAATACCGATCAGATTGAATCTTTCCAGGTTACGTTCACATACGACTACTGGACTGTTAGTGGTGGTACGACAGATAAAGCCGGCGATTAGATAAGTAAGGGGTAACCAATCCCCTTACTTTTTTGTTATTTAAATTGGAGATCCCATGGCCGAATTATTTGGTTTTGAATTCAAGAGAAAAATTGAACCTGTTGATATCCCTTCGTTCACACCCAAAGCTGCCGATGACGGCGCGATGGTTGTGGCCGAAGGCGGTGTTTATGGTACCTTCGTCGATCTTGACGGTGCAGTTCGTACAGAAGCAGAGTTAGTTAATAAGTATCGCGAAGTTGCAATGCATCCTGAGGTCGAGATGGCCATTGATGATATTGTGAACGAAGCTATTGTTGCTGATCCTAAAAAGGCAATCGTTTCTATTAACCTAGACGATCTTGAGCAACCAGACAAGATTAAAAAGATGATTATGGAGGAGTTCGATACTATTGTCGACCTTCTAGAGTTTAATCAACACGCATACGAAATCTTTAAGAAGTGGTACGTAGACGGTCGATTACTGTATCATGCAATGATTGATGAAGACAAGCCACGTGAAGGTATCAAGGAACTTCGATACATCGATCCGCGTAAGATTCGTAAAGTTCGTACCGTAAAGAAGAGAAAAGTTTCCTCAACGTCGAACGTTACAGTTCCATCAACCGGCGAAGAGTTCTACATCTATAATGAAAAAGGTTTCTCGAAGACAGCCGGCGTTCCTAATAACGTTGCTCCCTTCCAAGATACCGGCGCACAGGGTCTAAAGATTGCAGTTGACTCTATTGTCAACGTGTCATCTGGTCTTGTCAACGTCAATGGTGACTTAGTCATCGGTTACCTTCAGAAGGCAATCAAGCCACTAAACATGTTGAAGGCGATGGAAGACTCACTAGTCATCTATCGTATCTCACGTGCACCTGAACGTCGTATCTTCTATATTGATGTTGGTAACCTTCCTAAGCCGAAGGCTGAACAATATCTTCGTGATGTTATGACGCGTTTTAAGAACAAGGTCGTATACGATTCTGCTACCGGTGAGATCCGTGATGATCGCAAGCATATGACCATGCTCGAGGATTTCTGGCTTCCACGTCGTGAAGGCGGTAAGGGAACAGAGATCACTACATTGCCAGGTGGTCAGAATCTTGGCCAGATGGATGACGTAACCTACTTCCAGAATAAACTCTACAAGTCGTTGAACGTTCCTATTGGTCGTATGGATCCATCTGCACAGTATAGTTTTGGTCGTGCTACCGAGATTACAAGAGACGAAGTCAAGTTTGCTAAGTTTGTTACTCGCCTGCGGATGAGATTCTCGGATCTATTTGTTAGAATCCTTGAGAAGCAACTAATCCTCAAAGGTGTTATCACCTCAGAAGATTGGGCAGAGTTCAAGACGAACTTCAAGTTTGAGTATGCCGAGGACAATCACTTCGCCGAACTTCGTAATACAGAGATCCTTCGTGATCGTGTTTCGATGCTTCGCGATGTAGATGACTATGCTAGTAAGTACTTCTCGCACGAATGGATTCGCCGCAATGTTCTCCATCAGACCGAAGAGGACATGAAGGAAATTGATGAGCAGATCAAAGAAGAGATGAACAATCCACAGTATAACTCATCAGAAGTTGGTCCAGATGGGCAACCAATTCCAGTAGGCGGACAACCACCGCCCGGTGAAGATGCAGGAGCTCCCCCAGCACCTCCTGGTGCAAAACCACCTAAGGATGCCGACTTCGGTCCAGCAGTTCCTGACGTGGTGAAGAAACCGGCTTGATTATAAATAAAACATATTTGGAGAGAATTTATGCCAACAATTGACGATCTAATCGATACAGCATTAGGACAGCAACCGACTAAGTTTGCTTCTGTCTTTGACGATATCATGGGCGAAAAAACAACAGCTGCAATAGAAGCTATGCATACAAGTATTGCGCAAGGCATCTATGCATCTGCAGATGATTTAGACCCAGACGATCAAGACACTACGGATGATGACGAAGTCGATGATATCGATGACGACGAGTTTGACGATGTCGATGACCTGGATCTGGACGATACCGATTTTGACGACTCAGATTTAGAAGGACTCGACGATGGCGAAGACGCTTAATCAATTTCTAGAAGGCTACTTGAAGGTTAAGTCTGCCGATGAACAAAAGTTTGTCGACAAGCATGTAACTGTTAAGAATCCCGACCGCAACGGCAACGGTGACGATGTCTTTAAGGGAAAGACTAAACCAATTAACCGTCGCAAAGAACGTCATGGTTATGAACCAGGCGATGACGAGAAGGTCTATGAAGCACTTAAGGGCAGTCAGCACAAGATCGATGCCAACAAGAATGGCAAGCTTGATGCTCATGACTTTAAACTCCTGCGCGCCAAAAAGAAGGTTGCCGAAGCAGCTGAAGATCTAGAAGAACTGTCTAACGCTACTTTGGGTTCATATGAGCGTAAATCTGCACCAGATAGAAATAGAGATGCTGGTAATGTGATGGCCAAGCGTAAACAATTGGGCACAAACAAGGTCAAGGTTGCATCAACCGAGATGAATAAGGCTCGTCCAAAGTTTGAAGAAACTGAACAGATCGATGAACTTTCAAAGAAGACTCTTGGTTCCTATGTCAAGAAGGCAGGCGTAAACAGAACACACATTGCTGGTAAACAAAAAAGCGTAGATGATGCAATGACAGGTGTTAGTGCCGCTATGCGTTATGTTAGTGACACCGATAACTTAGACAAATCAAGAAAACAGTTGAAGAAGGTTTCTAATCGTTTAGATAATAAAGACTTTAATAGACAACAAGGTATCAGTAAAGCCGTTGATCGTCTGACTAAAGAAGAAGCTGAAGGTCTTGATGAATTGTCGCGTGGCACTTTAGGTCGTTATTCAATGAAAACAAAGTCGATTGCTGATAACGAAGGCGGTAAGGATCGTTCAAAGGGACGTGAACTTGCCGGGCGTAAACGCTGGGGTGGATCAGTGACAGGTGTCGAGAAGGCAAAGGTCATGGCAACCGAAGAAGTCGATCTCGATGAGAAGCTATCTGCAAAGGCACCGATGGGAACATACATCAAGGACTTCCAGAAGTCTGATGCTCCACAGTTCAAGGGTAGATCACCAGAAAAACGCCGTGTGATGGCAATTGCTGCCAAGCTTTCAGCAGAACGCGGTGGTAAGCCACTCAATAAAGAAGAACGTCTACAAAATCGCTTAACTGATATCTCAGAATCACATCAGAGAGTTATGCTGGAAGTATTCGAGAAGCTAAGTGAAGACAACAAGTCGAAGTTTCTAGAAGCATGTGATACACCAGAAGGTGTTGAACAGATGCTAGACTTTGCCATTAATAATAGAGGTGAATAATGGCTGTAACGATTGTTTCAAATAGGCCGCGCACATCTGCCGTTTTTCATGTAACACCTGCAAATACTACTATTGTTGTTGCCGGTAATAATGCTGTATCTAATGTGGCATCTTCTGGAGAAACTTTAACAGGAGCGTATATTACTCAATCAGTTTGGGGGTGTGATCCCAATGGTTATATTGTAATTAAGCGCGGTATAACGCCTGTTGCATATTACGATTCAACAGGTCAACATGAGTATGCTGGTTGCGGCATGCCAATAAATGTACTTCAAACTGATAATATTAATATCGAGTTTGTTGGTTCTGCAAATTGTTTTATTATGTTTGAAGTTCAAAAAGTTGGACCATTCCCATCTGACTATAATTTGAGTTAATGATGCCATGCCTTATATTATTACTTCTAATAAACTAAATTTATCTGTCACATTACACATAACAGAGAATTGCGGATTAACTATTTCCGGTAATAATACTGTATCTGATATTGCATTGCCTGGTGAAATATTAACTGGTGCATATATCAATCAAATATCATGGGCATGTACTCCTAATGCATACCTTCAAGTATTAAGAGGTGTATCGATAGCAGGCATATATGATTCTTCAAGTACCCATGATTATTCTGGTTGCGGTATGCCTTTAAAAATTAATTCTGAAAAACCTTTGAGTTTTAATTTTTTAAACGGAAGCGGTTTTTGTACAATAGAATTGCAAAAAATATTTGAGCCAATTACTAGTATTGAGCCAAATTATACGTTAAATCTTGACTTTACTAATCAATTATTTTACGTAGGATAAGTGATGGGATTCAAAACATTCAGTGACTTTATTACTTTTACTCGCACGACGAACGCCACGCTGGTGGACAGCACCGGGCGGGTGACCTACGCGCCGAACAATCTGCTGCTGTATTCGCAACAACTTGATGACCCAACTTGGGTAAAAAACGTAGTTACTGTTTCGGCTAATGTAGGAGTTGCGCCTGACGGAACAACGACTGCTGACAAGGTTATACCCGGCATATCAGCGGTGGCATTCAAAGAGCTACAACAGAATTTTTCTTCGACGCTTGGCGTGAATTACGCATTTTCATGCTACGTTAAAGATGCGGGCTACAGATACATACAGTTAATTGGAACTGCTGGCCAGTTTGGAACGTTTGCAATCAACTATGATTTGCAAACCGGCACTGAGACCGCATTTACCGCCGGAACCTCTACAGTTGTGAGTAGGGGAATAACGCCCGCTGGTAATGGCTGGTATCGCGTTTCAGTGGTGCTTACGGCAATCGGCACCAGTGCCGCCGCCAGAATTGGTATTAATGTTATTCCAGCCAGCGATTCAGTAAGAGGCGTATCGTGGGCTAGTGATGGAACTAGCGGCATATTGCAATGGGGCGCGCAGGTCGAAGCCGTCACCTACCAGACGCTGCCCTCGACCTACGTGCAGACGGTCGCCTCGGCCTACTACGGCCCGCGCTTCGACTACAACCCCGTCACACTCGCGCCCAACGGCCTGCTAATCGAGGAGCAGCGGGTGAACTTGATGACGTACAGCGACGGCACGGTGGGCTGGTCGGTTTCTCCGGGCGGCTCACTCGTTGTTACGGCAAACGCTGCCACTAGCCCGGCCGGGACAAGCAACGCTACAAAAATTGCCACTGGCGATACACTAAATAGCGGCCACTCTTTGTATAAACTTTTTTCAGGTGCCGTAAACACTGTTTACACCGGCTCTGCATACCTGAAGGCGGGCGAATATACCCGCGCTCAGATTAACTTTGAAAACAGCGCGTTTGCTAACCTTGCATACGGCGCTCTATTTGACTTGAGCAACGGGACTATTGTTGCAACTACTGCGTCAACAACTGCCACTATTACCAATGCCGGAAACGGTTGGTATCGCTGCACAGTCACGGCAACTTCTGACGCAGACGGCGGAAACTATGTTTTTGTGGTTTCGCCAAAGCCGGCAACCCAAACGACTTTCGGAGCCACTTACACCCCTGTCTCGGTCGGTTTGGGCGTATTCCTCTACGGCGTACAGGTCGAAACCGGTGCATTCGCCACCAGCTACATCCCCACCGTAGCCTCCACGGTCACCCGCGCGGTTGACGTTGCGTCGATGACGGGTACGAACTTCTCAAGCTGGTACAACCAGAGCGAGGGGACGATTATCGCGCAGTTTGTTGCAACCACAACAGGCGTCAATTCGACGGGCGGTAGCGACTTCCCGTTTGTGTACGACATTGACAGCGCAGCAGCACCTACGTCTGGGAATAGCTTACTTGTATCCGCTGGTTATGGCCCCGGCTGGAGGGCAGAAACCAGAGTTCTTGGTGTCACTCAGGCGGGACTTCAGGGATCTATGACGCTTGGAAATGCCAGCGTCCGCAAAATTGCATACGCCTATCAGACAAACAATTTTGCCGCCTCCGCGAATGGCGGCACGGTCAGTACCGACACATCAGGCACTCTACCTTCCCCCGACCGGATAGGTATCGGTTGCCAAAACTCAGATGGCGGCAACCCATTAACGGGCTACATCCGCACCATCACCTTCTACCCCTCGCGCCTCACCAACGCGCAGCTACAGGCACTCACCGCATGATCGACCTGTATCTCATGACCGCCACCGAAGCTGAAATGACTGCCGCGCTGCTGGCTGCGGGTGTCATTGACGATGAAGGCAACCCGGTGTCTGGCGTGTCGCTCGATCACATCGGGCCATTCAGCCGCGTGACGGGCTATGACAAGGCCGACGAGCCTATCGTGGTGGACTACCCCGGCTGGCACACCAACCTGCGCGGCAACTTCAGCGACGAGCAGCTTGCCGAGTTGACACCGTTGAGCGTCGAGCCAACAGTTCCCCATCGCGTGTGGGCGTAATCGGATCTATTTAAAATTATAAATAGATTAAAATAACAACGAGGTTAAAATGAAACTAATTACTGAACTTACTGAAGATGTAACAGTTGTTACCGAAGCCCGTGAAGACGGGAAGAAGAATATGTACATCGAAGGAATCTTCTTGCAAGGTGGTATCAAGAACCGTAATGGTCGTATGTACCCAGTAGAAACCCTTGCCAAGGAAGTAGAACGTTACAACGAATCCTACGTCAAGTCTGGTCGTGCTCTTGGTGAACTAGGTCACCCAGATGGTCCACAGATCAACCTTGATCGTGTCTCACACGTAATCACCAGTCTTCGCCAAGAGGGTCTGAACTGGATCGGTAAGGCAAAGTTGACAGATACTCCTATGGGTAACACTGCCAAGGGTCTCATTGAGTCAGGTGTTCGTCTAGGCGTTTCGTCTCGTGGTATGGGATCACTGCGTCTCAATAAAGAAGGTATCAACGAAGTTCAGGGTGATTTCCACCTAGCAACTGCTGCTGATATCGTTGCCGATCCTTCGGCTCCTGATGCATTCGTCAACGGCATCATGGAAGGTGTTGAATGGATCTGGGAAAACAGCATGCTGGTTGCTCACAAATCTAAGATGCAGATCGAATCGTCTGTTAGATCACGCACCTTCGAAGAACGTAAACTGCAGATCTTTGAGAAATTTCTCCACGAAATTTCCAAATCTTAATCCAATATAAATAAATAAAATTCACAAGGAGTGTACAATGTCAGATAAGGATAATATCGAAATGGAAGAGTCTGCAGGTTCAGAAACACTGAAGCCAGGTGCAGGTTCGTCCACCGTTGAAAAGCTTGCGACCTTCACATCACTACTAGCTCAGCTTAAGGGTGACGATCTTTCTCACTTCCTTAATGATGCGCTTGCACAGATCGGCAAGGAAGCAGACCTAACACCTTCAGCAACCGCTCCTGGTGGTAAGCCAGCTCTTGGCCAGATGCCACGTGCAACTCTGGGTGCTGTCAAGGAAGACATCAGCGCAATGTTCGCTGGTGAAGATCTTACAGAAGAATTCAAGGAAGGTGCATCAACACTTTTCGAAGCGGCTCTTACCGCTCGCATGAATCTTGAAACCCTTCGTCTTGAAGAAGAATTTGCTGAAGCACTTTCTGAAGAAGTCGATGGTGTCAAGGAAGAAATGACAACCAAGATCGATCAGTATCTTGACTATGTTGTTGAACAGTGGATCGAAGAAAACAAGCTCGCGATTGAAACATCGCTTCGTGCACAGATTGCAGAGAACTTCATGGATGGTCTCTATAATCTATTCGCCGAATCATACATCACCGTTCCAGAAGATCGTGTTGATGTTCTCGGTGAACTTCATGCACATATCGAAGAACTCGAAGCAAAGCTTGATGAATCGATCAACACACAACTTGAGCTTCAGTCAGTAATCGACGAAGCAACACAAGAAGCTACATTTGACGAAGTCAGCGAAGGTCTTGCTGCAACCCAGGTTGAAAAACTTCGTACACTTGCAGAAGGCATTGACTTCAACGATGTTGAAACATATGCCAGAAAGCTTAATATCATCAAGGACAAGTACTTCACCGAAGGTAAGAAGGTTGTCTCGACGGGTGTTATTACTGAAGAAGCAGAAGAACTAACTGAACAGGTTGCTCCGGTACCTGCTCATATGGCTCACTATGCTGCAGCTATTTCAAGAACTGTAAAATAATAAATAAAATACCAAACCAAGATACCAAAGGGTAAAAGGAGAATACAATGTTAGCTGAGGAAGTCCAAAATAAGTGGAAGCCCGTTCTGGAGCACGCCGATCTGCCTACGATCGAAACTGCCCACAGACGTGCTGTCACCGCACAAATTCTAGAAAACACTGAAAACGCTCTGCGCGAAGACATGCAGAACGGTGTTTCACAGCAGCTTCTTGGCGAATCGCCAGTGAACGTTGCTGGTGGCGTTTCAAACTTTGATCCAGTACTTATCTCGCTGGTTCGCCGTTCGATGCCAAATCTGATCGCATACGATATCTGCGGCGTTCAGCCAATGACTGGTCCAACTGGTCTTATCTTCGCAATGCGTTCGAAGTATGCTAACTCAAGCGCGCTTGGTGCTGAAGCATTCTACAACGAAGCAAACACAGGTCACTCGTCACGCCTCGGCGCTGGTGTTGATGCTGCTAATACTGGTGCTGCTACTGCAACATCGGTTGGTGCCAACACTGTTGGTACTGCTCCTGGTTCATCAAACAATGCTGGTAACTCAACGTACAACTACACGATGGGTCTTCTGCTTGGAACAGGCGAACTGCTTGGTTCGAACAGCACCTACATCTTCCCAGAAATGGGCTTCAGCATCGAAAAGGTTACCGTATCTGCAAAGACACGTGCCCTCAAGGCTGAATATTCGCTTGAACTTGCACAGGATCTGAAGGCAATTCACGGTCTTGATGCTGAAACAGAACTCAGCAACATCCTCTCGGGTGAAATCCTTGCTGAAATCAACCGCGAAGTTGTTCGCTCGATCATCATCACTGCCGAGCGCGGTGCTGCTGACGGTACAACAACTGCTGGTATCTTCGATCTTGATACCGATTCAAACGGCCGTTGGTCAGTTGAAAAGTTTAAGGGTCTTCTGTTCCAGATCGAACGCGAATGCAACCAGATTGCTAAGCAGACACGTCGTGGTAAGGGTAACATCATCATCTGCTCGTCAGATGTTGCTTCAGCTCTTCAGATGGCTGGTGTTCTGGATTATGCTCCAGCGCTTAACAGCAACAACCTAAACGTTGATGATACTGGCAACACCTTCGCTGGTGTTCTCAACGGTCGTATCAAGGTTTATATCGATCCATATGCAGGCACCAACTTCTTGGTTGTTGGCTACAAGGGTTCGAATGCCTTTGATGCAGGTCTGTTCTACTGCCCATACGTTCCGCTTCAGATGGTTCGTGCTGTTGATCCTAACAGCTTCCAGCCAAAGATCGGCTTCAAGACACGTTACGGCATGGCACCGAATCCATTCGCTAAGGGTACAACTGCAGCCGATACGACTGCAACTCTTGAGCAGGATTCGAACAAGTACTATCGTCGCGTTCTTGTTAACAACCTTATGTAATAAGAGTTGGTTAACCAACCACAAACTGAGGGAGGGGGATCGAAAGGTCTCCCTCCTTTTTTTATGTACAATATAAATAAACTGTGTTATAATGATCATATCAGCTTTAAGGTAATACTATAGTGGTTAAGTCAACAAACCCCAATTTCCTATCACCACTCAGTTACAAGTTCGTGTTGGCTCGTACTCCCAATCTGAACTTTAACGTACAGACGGTTCGTCTACCTGGTATGACTCTGTCATCAACAGAGACTGCCACGCCGTTTGTTTCTATTCCTAATTCTGGTAAGATTACATATTCACCACTGACTATAACATTCCGTGTGGCCGAGGATATGACCGACTATCTTGAGATCCATAACTGGATGAAGGGTCTTGGTTCTCCTACTGATTTCACCGGATATGCCAATCTACAAAACAGTTCCGCTGGACTATACTCTGATGCAACTCTTGTCATCAACAATAGTCGCCGACTTGGAAATATCTCGGCAAAGTTTATTCAGTTGTTCCCTATCGATATCTCCGATCTGCAGTTTACTACCATGGACGTTGACGTAAACTATATTGAATGTACAGTAGATTTCCGCTTCCTAAGCTACGAAATAGGTGTACTTAATTCATAATTCGTGATATAAAGGTTATTATGAAGATAGATGATATATACGTACAGTGGGAGCAAGACTCCCACATCGACCGTTCAGAACTCGGTAACGAGGCACTGAATATCCCCAAACTCCATCACAAGTACTTCAAGATCTTTACGAATGAACGTCTAGTTCTTCGTAAGTATGAAGCTGAATTCAAACAACTGAAGCTTGCTAAGAACGAGTTCTTTACCATGGGTCCTACCGAGGCAACTCATGCCAAGGGCTGGAAGCTTCCACCTCAGGGCAAAATCATCCGTTCAGACGTGAATAACTATATAGAGGCGGATCAAGAGGTGATTAATATGTCGTTGCGTATTGGTGTCCAACAAGAAAAGATCGAGCTTCTAGAATCGATCATTAAATCCCTGACAGGCCGCGGCTTCAATATCAAAGCGGCGATTGAATGGGAAAAGTTCAAGGTAGGTATCTGATGTATTTTTATCAAGCACAATGGTGGGATGATGGCAATCAGTTTGGAAAATTGCGACAAACTCGTGAAGAAGCCATTGCCGATCTGGCTGCTATGGGTTGTCCGGTAGACGAACTAGTCGACACTGGTTTACATGTGCCAATGTATGATCCTGGTATGGGATACGGCATTGCAGTCACTAGAGTTTAAGAATGGCAGATGTCCACCTAAAATTTATTAATAGTGTACACATAAAGGTATGTGCAGATCCGTCAACCATTATGGAGTTGTCGGATCAATTAACATTCTACGCCGATAACTATAAGTGGCATCCCAAGTACAAGGCCAGGATGTGGGATGGTAAGATACGGTTAGTGAATAACCTATCTGGTACAGTATATGCCGGCATGGCACAGAGAATCAAGAAGTTCTGTGATGCACGTGGATACACACTGACTTTTGATGATGAACTAGTATATGCCAACGTATCTGAACATGAATTAACTGAATTCATCAAAACTCTAAACATCCCTGAGAAGTATCAGATCCGTGACTATCAGTTCAAGGCAATTATAAAATGTATTAGATCCGGTCGTAGAACACTAGTAAGTCCTACGTCATCTGGTAAGTCTCTCATGATCTACATTGTTATGAGATGGTATCAACAACACAAAGGCCTAATCATCGTTCCTACGATCGGTCTGGTCGGACAGATGGAAAGTGACTTCAGAGATTATGGATACTTGGGTGATGTACACGTTAGTACTGGTGGTCTTAGCAAATCTAATGATATCCCTGCTGAACTTGTCATTACTACTTGGCAGTCGCTCAACAATGGCAAAAACAAAATGCCAAAGCAATGGTACGGCCAATTCGGGTGCGTGTTTGGAGATGAAGCTCACGGATGCAAGGCAACGAGCCTCGTACAAATCCTATCTAGCCTCGAAGCCTGTCGTTACCGCTTCGGCTGCACAGGAACGCTGGATGGACACGCTCTCAACGAAGCAACAATCGAAGGACTCTTCGGCCCACAGTATAGATCGACGACAACCGTCCAGTTGATGGAGGATGGACATGTTTCGAAACTTAAGATCAAGTGCATCATACTGAAGTATCCTGACGATGAAAAGAAACTGTTCCACACGACGGTTAACAAGAAGAAGAAAACCTACCAGGAAGAGATTGACTATCTGGTAAAC